ACAGAGAACGCTTGGTCAACATTGTTGATCGTTCTATTTTTTACGTTGAGGCTATTTGTAACCTCAGGCGTAGAGCCTGTCGAATCTGCTAGGACATCATTGGAACCTTGGTCTGCCATTAATTAGTTGTTGGCCAGACCAAGGCACACAATTAACTGAAACGCAAGCAAATTTGTTATTTTTAAGCCTTAAAGGCGAAAATAAGGGAACTTGCGATTGCGGGAGGTATGGAACTGGAAGGATTCGGCGTTAAACCACACATTAACGTCAGCCTCCTCGCCCTCTCCGAACCTCTGCTTGTCCAAGACTGCCTTCCCGTCTTCTACGTCTATCCACTTGGCAATCTCTTCATTGTCGGGCGGCATCTTCTGTCGGGCCTCGTCCAACTTCTTACGCTTAAGCTTGTTACGCCACCAAATAACCACGTTGAACGCGGCATTGGTAAGGTCTGACGAGCCTGCAACGTCTGACTTGGACGGGATGCCAAACTCATTACCGTTCTGCGTTTTGCGAGAGTGAGCCACAAGGATGACGTGTGCTCCAGTATTATTGCAGAATGAGGTAAGAAGGTCGGCAAACTCGCGCTGAGAGCCAAAGTCTGCCGGGTCAAGTCCGCATTTGAACAGGGAGTCGATGATAAACACATCAATTCCATGCCTCTTGCGGGCGTATTCCATGGCAGACATGAGCCGCTGAATCTTCACCGTACCAATGCAGTCCAAGAAGAAGACTGAATCGTTGAGCCAGTTGATGCAACCGTCAATCTCCTCACGGTTGGACACCTTCTTGCCCAAGGCGCAGCGCGTCATGTTGTAGAGCGTCATTCCCGGCTTGATCTCCAAGGATGCGTCCATAACCTTGCAGCCCTGCTGGATAAGGTGAAGCATTAGCTGGTTGAGGGCTACTGTTTTACCGCTACCCGAGAAGCCGGACAAGATCGTGAACTCTGCCTTACGTACGCGCCAAGGGAGGGCGGGATACCACGGGGTTTCCCATCCACGCTTGCTCCAATCCGTATTGTAGTAGTCGTGAACCTCGTCCTTATACTCGTCGGGATGCTTAATCTCGTCTAGCTCAATGGCCTTGGCGTCAGCAAGGAACTTAATCATTGCCTCACGCTTGTAGCCCTTCTGCAAGCAGTCGTTTACGTCCTTTTCCGGCAGTGTCACGATAAAGCAACGATGCAGTCCAAGGCGCTTGCAAATGTCCTGTGCGGCCATACGTCCCGGCTCGTCCATGTCAGGGCACACGTTGATACGCTCGAAGCGTTCAAGCCACTCCCAGTCAACGTCTACCCAAGCCATGTCTGATACGCCATTAGGCATAGATACAGCAGGAATAGACCATGATAGAAAAGAGAGAGCGTCCAGCTCGCCTTCGCATATAGTGATTTCAGAAACAGTGTCTTCAATAAGGTGCTTTGCATAAAGACCACGCTTTGTGCCCTTGGATGCGTGGATTTCCTTTTTACCGTTCGGGCGGTCTACCTTCATTCGCTTGATATGGAAGGCGTCTTTCTCGCCGGGATCGAAGTACGGGATTACGATCCACTCTCCATCCTTAGTCTCGCCTACCTTAGCCTTAGCAAGTACCATAGGATCGAGCCTGCGCTCAATTGTGAGGTAATCCATGGCCTTGGTGTTAGGCTCAAGTAGCTGGGTTCCGTTACGGTCTGCAGGGGCAGGCGGTAGCCACTCCTTGTTCTTGTGCTTCTTAACACCAAAGTCGTCATCCTTTACGCCGAGCCATTCCTTTGCTTCGGCTACGGCTTTAGCGAATGGGATGCCACGGACCTTTGACCAAAGATAGAGCGGGGTTCCCCCCTTGTCGTTCTCGTTGGCAAAGTCCTTCCAGCGGCCAGCAGCAGACCCGGTAAGCGTAATCTGAAGGGACTCCCCCTTAGATCCGTCTAGGCCTCCCACGCAATAGTGGCTTCCACGCACAACTCCGTTAGGGAGTAGGTGAGTGCAAACGTCCTGATATCTTCCAAGTAGTGTACGATTCGTTTCGGCGGCGTCCATATTTTATTCCCATTGCTCTGCCATTGCTTTCGCAATCCCTGCGTAGGTGCGGGAGCGCTCAAGTGCCCGTTTTGGGCTAGGTCCAAGTTTGTTTTGTCCCGATGGCGTTTGGTTATCCCAATAGCCGCATTCGGGCTTTGCAAGAATATTTGTAGGTACTAGCTTCGGAAGTCCTTTCAGCCAAAGACATGTAGATTTACTTTCAGGGTGGCCAAACTGCCAAGGCTGGATAATTTGGTCAGGCTTACGGTAGAACGTAGACATGCAGCCGATGGGGTTCTCTATTGCAATCTTAGGTACATCGAGCCTAAGGTGCAGCATAAAGAATGTCTGCGCTTCTCCAGTGAGCCGCTTTCTATTGGGGCGGCGGGTATTCCAATGCAGTCCAGAGCTACATAGATAAGTGCATGGAGGAAATGCAATTATCATATCCCAGCTTTCTGAGAGCAAGGGATATCTGGCGTCTGCCTCAATGTGATAGGGAGAGCCATCCTCTGCTGGCAAAAGGTCGCAACTCCAAGCGTCGTGACCCTTGTTTCTAAACTCTCTGCGTACGGCTCCTGAATATTCGCACGATACTAATATTTTCACACAGTTACCCAGCAGTTAGCCGGGGGTTGATTGCTTGTTCCTGAATAATTATTCGCCTTCTCGATGAAGGTAAATACTCCTAGGTCGCACTTGTGGAAATTGCAATAGCCAATTCCCGACGGGATAGTGAGGCCGCGTGATAGGACAAACACCCTTCTGGAAAGTTCCTTCGATTCTTCTCCCTCCTCCCAATCCTTTGGGACGTTGTGCGGGCACGTCAGGCAGGAGTTCCACCTGTCAGACGCCTCCTTCATCGTAATCATCTTAACAGGAGGCTTCTTCCAAGTGCGCTGAACCCATGCCCTCCACTCCCTGTAATCGGATGCTTCCTCGGCCTGTTCTTCACCTTCTGCCCGCCTTACCATCCATGGCCAGTGGGTTACATAGTGCATTAGAACATCCTGCTCAGGATCGCCCATGTTGAGATTGTTGTTGAGCCTAAATAACTTAAGCTTCTCCACAACCTCTTCAAAGGTATCACCCCGGAAGGTATTCCCGTACTCGTGGAATTGGTGCCCTCCGGGGATCGTCCTTTGCTGCTTTTCGTTGATCTTAAGCATTAGAACTGCTTGCCTCCTGCGATCTTACGGGCTTCGTGCTTGTGGTCTTCGCGGATAGAATTGTACGCCATCTTTTCATCGAAAGCGCCCTGTAGGTCATAGCCGAATCCAGCAGCGTAGTCGAGGATACGGATGATGGCGTCTACAAGTTCCACTTCGGCCATCTTACGGTGGGGAAGCTTGTCGTCCTGAAGCCCCTTGCGTTCACCCTCCATAGCTTCGCTGATCTCGGAATGGATAAGGCAAAGCAGCTCTCCCTTATTACGCTTGATGGGAGCGCCCGTGTTAACGTCCTGCCACCACTTGATGTTAGCTTGATGTACGACTTTAGATAGTTCGTTTAGGTCCATAAAATTAATTCCACATGTGCTTTACGCACCACCCCATGAACGTTACAAACGTAATAGTGGCGGATATGCCTATTGCCCAGCCGCACAATGTCCAGATCAAATCTTCGATCTTTTCTGAAGTTGTTGGAGGCGGGGCTTTGTAGTTCTTATCGTATAGGTTTGCCGGGAATATAAACATTTTAGTATTCGCTCGATCCATCATTGGAAATCGAATCGGATACGTCCACAAGTATTGATTCCTTCACGGAAGTAAACTTAAATCCTTCTTCTCCTGCTCGGTCTTTCCTAGGTCGTTGTTCATCATGCAGGCCGGGTATAACATCAGAGTTCTTTCTTACGACGTGTACCAACATTACGAGGGCATCGGCTTCGTCGGGGGAGTTCTGATTTCTTGCCATGTACTCCTCTTTAGCCTCGGCCTTGATTCCGTTCTTTCCTGTTTTGTACCTACGGCTTGTAAGCTGGGTATGGATGGGCTGCGGAGGAATGATTGGGTTAATCAGGATGGCACAGCACCTTGGGTCTAGCCACCTTCTGAAGGCCCACCACATTTCGCTCATAACGCCGTCGCATTGCTTGTCCGCGCCTTCCATGTCCTCGGCTACGATCTTGCGCTCTGTGGCTTTTTCATTCCATGCAATACCGAAAACTTCTCCCCATACCTTGTTTAGGTGAGACCATGTACCGAATCCGTAGCCTGTCTTGTCGATTGCTACCCACTCAGGAGGGATTTGGAGCATCTTGCACTTGGCTACTATCTCCTCGGCCATTTTAACAGTATCGTCGTGCTTTTGCAGCGGAAGGATGACATCTATCTGGAGGACGTGGCGCGGCTTGTCCTGAGCGACATTTAGCCTATCCTTGAAGGTCACAAATGTACCAAGATGATCCCTCCATCCAGAGGCCAGACCCCATCTTCCGTACGCAAGCTGCGCGGTGTCCTTGCCCATGAACGCCAAGTCAACCGCTGCGCACACCTGAGGATTCTCAATAAACGTAGCTTCTCCCCTTTGTTGTTGTGGCCATTGTGGTGGAATAAGCACGTTGACCGTACCCACCATTGGGGGAAAGCCCCTAGCAAATGTGAAGTAGTTAGGCGAGTTATCACCCCCCGCCTTCAGATATCCCAGAAAGCCTTCGTACGTTTGGAGTCCCGGATAAACAACTTTTTTCTGGATGACATTCTCGCACCGAGCCGCGTCAAGCCTGCACACTTTCCATCCTGACTTGGATTCGTAGTCGTACAGGGTGTCGAGTTCTTCAATGTTCCATCCTTGGTCGGGTTCTGCAATTTGGACAACATGTTGTGATGTGCTTTCAGGGTTGAACGCTACGGCTACCTTTACGAAGTCAGTACCGGACTTGGATGCGATAAGCGTGTTGAAGTCCTTGAATGGTCCCATCGGCCAGTTTTGGCCTTCGTCGCCAAGTACACGCAGACGGGACATGTAGCCGAATTTAGGGTGTTTTTTCTTTCGGACGGGTTTGTACTTGTATCCCTTAAATTGGCCCGAAGTCTCCTGCGATTGCTTAAACGCAATTCCGGAGATTCCAAATTCATTACCGGCCTTTTTAATTCCCATCCAGAGAGCAGAGTCTTGGACGATAATCTCGAATACAGATGGAATAGCACAAGCCCGGTACAGAGTGACAACGTGAGCAAACAGGTTTTTCTTAAGATGGTCTTCATTGACGGCTGCTAGTTTGACGGTGGTGTAGAATGGGTCTCTTAGGTAATCCAATAGGAAATAGGCACCTGCGGCGTACGTCTTAGACATGGATGACGCACCCATCAAGAGGACCAGCGATCCTGTTTCAATGGCCGAAAACGCCCTTCTCGTGGATTCTGGCTCGGTATTGAATATCTCAGGGCCCCACTGGAGGGTTGCCGCCTGAAGATACATATCATTGTCCAGAAGGTACTGGAAAAGAGATTGGCAGACCTTGACGGCCTGTACCCGCGTTGTTACGGTAGGAGGGCGACCAAGAAGTTTTAGAACATCATTGGCTGCGTCCTCCCACCTCTCCTCAACTACGAGAGCATGGATACGGGCGGCGTCTTGTACTTGCATTACTTTCCGTATGTACCAAACTTGTCCTTAATCACGTAGACGGGCTTCCCCGGTTGTTCAAACGTGATGATTTCTGCTTCGTGGAACTTGATGGCAGGTACGTTAAAATGAAAGAATCGCGGCGACTTAGGAATCTCCTTTTGGTGATTCGGCTGTAGGTCCGCTATCGTTAGCTTCAGGTGCTTCTCCATGTGGTTCTATCGGTTTCGTCAGATCGTCAAAGTTAATTTCCTCGGCGGCTTTCTCAGCCTGCTTTTCAGGGTCCTTGGATGCTACGGGTTCGGCAGTAGCGTAAACCTCTGCCGAAAACGAAGCGATGTCCTTCATCGCCCCGGCGATATCCCTCATTTCCTTTGGGGAGGGGATTTGTTCTTGGTCCTTCCAATGGGCAAGGGCTCGCTGGATTAGCGATCTCCCCTGCGACGCAAGGACCATGTTAAGGAATGCGTTCTCTTGTTTATCCAGCGCAACTATCACGTCTTCCGTCCCTATCTTAAGGGTGATGGAGTTTGGCGTGTAGACGCTCAGACTTGCGGCCTTTGTTTCCTTCTTTGCCATCTTAGCACTTTTTGCCCTTACCCTTTTTCTTCTTCATGTAATTTTCGTATGTCGGATTATTAATCGTAAAGTAAGCCCCACAATCGAGGCACTTCATCTGATGCGTTTTCGTACCCGATGCAGTAACTCGTGTCTTGGACTTAATTACGTTATGGCTACCGTCTCTTGGGCAGCTCCACTTGTCAAGCCCATTTAGCACGCCTACATGGGTCTTCGGCTTCACCCAAGGGGCTAGGCGGTGGTACACCCCTTCCAGCAGGTCAACGTCCCTAGCGTTGTACTTGCACATCTTAGCGAGAGCTACGGGGCACTTCTTCAGCTGGATGTCCTTCCACAACGAGAAATCGGTATGGATCTTATGACCCAATCCAAGCAAGCCTCCGATGTAGTCTAGCTTGTTCGAGTTGAAATAAAAGTTCTTTGACGCCCAAGCCTTCGTATCAATCGTCTTGTAACTCGGGAGCGGTCCAAGTCCATGGATCAAGCAGCGGGTCTTAAACCACGGCATATCGAAACGATCGCCATAATGGGCTACCATTTCGTCTGCCTCTTCCGCTACGTCCATGAAGGCCTTCAACATGGAGTAATCATTTTGATCTTCATCCCACTTTAGGACGTAGATCCTCTTCTCGCCTTCCCACTTGTAAGCTATCGTGATTACTTTCCTTTCCTCTACGATTGCATCATGCTGGATGTTCAAATCGTATCCAGCTCTAAAGGCGAGTACGACGTTCAAACTTGTCTCGATATCCCAGAATAGACGGCGTATCGAGCGTTTTTTAAGTTCCATTAGGTGGATTGTTACTCCCCACAAGGAGTGGATACACTTAAATGTCAACTACAAAACCGTAATCTTTTCGACTACGAAGTTTTTTCTTGTGGGCCGAAAGGCGGATATCTGGCGCTTGCAGATACACGTATCCTTAAACCCGACTTAACAGATTAGCTCTCGTTAAGATTTGTTTTTCTTTTTTTTAGAAAACAGGGTACGTTTAAAGTAAACGTAAGATACGTCCTTTGTCTTATGATTCCGAATCGGAATCTAAACTCAATACCGCCCGCATACCCCTTTCGCTAGGACCAACGCTCAAGGGGTTGGGGGTATTTTTAGAAAAAGTCAACAACAAACTGTAGGCCTTGTGATAGATACCACCCTATCAACCCTTTTCACCTTAATATTCCTGTTGTGCTTTACCAGCTTCCAGCGGTCCATTAGGTCTCCGTCGTCGTATCCCCAGCACCAAGTTTTCACTTCCATTGGGCCGTTCTCAGTTTCAACATCGTAGAAGATGTGCGCGAATGCGATTGGCGTATACATAACGCAACTAATCACAACCCAGCACAACAACTTTGCAATCTTTATCCTTCAGTGACGCCTTCTTTTTCACGAAGTCCCTTCGCTTTGTGCGAGTTCTGCGTTTTGTTTTGCTCATGTTATTTCCATCCCAGCTTGGTTGGACGAGGCGGAATCATAACTTGCGGCCTCTTGTCGATTACAAGTTCCCTCGTAGTCCCAATTGCCTCCCCCTTTTCGTTGCGAGGAAAGTCCCTCTTCATGGAAGAAGCCACCTTAGCGTGCTCGGGAGCATACCAAGATGGCTTCTTTGCCTTGAGGGGCTTATAGGGCTTTGGGGCGGGACCTACTTCCTGATCGGGGACAAAACTCCAGCGAAATGACATTTTACTTAATTAGAAAGTGGACATGCTCAGGTCTCTTTGGCTTTCCAATTGAAACGCTGACAGGCAATGGCTTGGGGGCCTTTGGTGTCTTTGTCAAGACAAGCCCAGCTTCGTGATTAAGTTTGTTTCCCTTCTTGAGGTTTACCTCCTTCTTGCACCAAACGAGGTTTTCCCACGTATCCCTACCTCCCCGGCTTTGGGGCAGGATGTGGTCTACGTTACCACCGCGGGGTCCGACATGCTCTCCCGTGTAGGCGCATACTCCACCGTCTCTCTCCATGATGGCCCTCTTGGTCAATCTTTGGGTCATTACGGGCATCTTTGAGAAATTGCGGCTCACGATAGCCACGGGCGCACGAATGGCCTTATCCTTCGTTTGTATAGAAAGGTCGCCCTCTCTGACAGGAAGCTTAACCCACTCGTCCCATTCCACGGGATTTACGAATACAAGCGCCCCATCATCGTCCAATAGCATGTCGAGGGCCATTGCGGGGTGTTCCGTATCTCCTCCCATCAGGGAGATAATGGATTGCCTCACCGTCCTCCAACCGATTGGTTGCCAAGACGAATTCAGGCTAAGCACGATTTGTGCATCAAGTACGCTCATAAGGTGTGTGAGTTAAATATGGCGGAGAACTAAGAACTCGAATCTTAACGAAGTCAAGCCTCGTCCGTTCGCTTAGCAGGCGACGCCCTCGCCTTGAGGGTCAATTCTCCATAAAATGGCGGAGGGTAAAAGAGTCGAACTCTCGGGCATTAAATCCCGGCGACTGGGTTCAACCCAGTTTGCCGCCACCGGCGCGACGCTCCATCAATTGGTGCCCTACGCCGGACTCGAACCGACAACATGTGCTTCAGGAAAGCATTGCTCATCCATTTGAGCTTCTAGGGCAAAGTGGCGCACCGGGGGAGACTCCCACTCCCACTGAGACTCGTTCGTAGCGAGTTTGACTAGTAATTGCCGACCGGCGCATAAATTGGGTTGGACGGCCTATCCCGTCGCACATTTAACGCTTCTGAGACACGACCCAAAATGGTGCCTGCGCTGGGAATTTAACCCAGACCGACTAACTTAGAAGGTTAGCATACTTTACATTATACGACGCAGGCGAAATGGTCAGGCGGGAGGGAATCGCGCCCCCTACTACGGCTTCACAGGCCATCATGTTCGCTAGTTACACCACGCGCCTGATAAAATGGAGCCCTAGGTCGGATTTGCACCGACGACCTGATGCTTACAAGGCAACTGCTCTGGCTAACTGAGCTACGTAGGGCGAAATCTTTTGCTTTTGCCTTTATTCAAATTCCTAAATGTTGACGTTAACGAATGGCAATTTGGGCAAATGATTCTTAAATTGGATTCTTGGCAGTTCTCACAATCTCCGTCGATATGATCGATCTCGACTGGGCAAACGCCGGTAGTTGGATTTATTTTATCCCAACTACAAATTTGGCACACACGTCCATACTTTTGGTATAGGTAGTGTCTTACGAAGAGTGCTATCCTTCTTGTTTTTCCGGTATAGCCACGCCTTTTTCCAGCAAGCCATTCGTACGTTATGGACTTTCCCTTAGGGCTTTTGAATTGAATCTCCATGATTCTATACGTAAAACACTTCTGCATGTTGTTGTCAACTACAAAACTACTGCTTCTCTAACAAAGCTTACAGGGCATAAAATGGTTCTCCCGGCAGGACTTGAACCTGCAAAACACCCACATCTAGGATGCTCTTTAACTAATCATAAGTTAGTTCCTTTGCCATTAAGATACGGGAGAATGATGGTACAATCGCAATGTCGTACCGACTGCTTAATAGCAGGAAGATTGGTGGCCAAGGTGAGAGTCGGACTCACAAAACCTAAGGTTTGAGCTTAGTACGTATACCATTCCGTCACAAGGCCGAAATTTTCTTATACCTCTCACAGACATGTAGCTTACTGCCGCTATCCGTAGGCTCATGTAGCCTCCATCCATTTGAGGTCTCTCCCCAAAATACGTCTTGGCTTCCACAATACTTACAGATAAGCGGAGGTGCGCAATCTTCTTCATCTTGGTCCTCGCAGAAGGCGGGACGATCTAATGATTTAGGGTCCATAAATGGGGGCGCTAGCGGGACTCGGACCCGCTTCTGAAGGGTGAAAACCTTCCGAACTACCCATATTCTATAGCGCCATAAAGTGGCGGGACCAGCCAGAATCGAACTGGCCTCTTCACCTTGAGAGGGTGACGAACTAACCGATATTCGATGATCCCATAAAATGGTGCGCACGACAGGAGTCGAACCTGCATCAGGCCCGTTCTAAGCGGGGCGTCTCGCCATTTGGACTACGTGCGCATAAATTGGATGGAGCGGTGGGATTCGGACCCACATGTTGAACCTTATGAGGATTCCGCCTTACCTGTCGTGCCACGCTCCAATAAAAGTGGTGATCCCCGAGGTAGTTGCAACCTCACCATATCCGGGTAAGAACCGTGAGCCGGTCTACTGTAGCTTGGGAATCAAAAATGGATGGGGATGATGGAATCGGACCATCACTTCCGCTTTCAGAGAGCGGCACGCTACCACTACGTCAATCCCCAATAAATGGCAGTTCCGCTTGGACTCTCACCAAGACTTCAACGCTTCAAAGGCGCGTATGCTAATCTACATCACGGAACCATAAATAGAACTCCCAATTTATTATGCGCGGGGAGCCAAGTAGCAGGGCACATTGGCCAACTGCTAGACGCGCCGTAACACCATGACCTACATGACAACACCTATTGTCAGCTCATAACCTGAAATCAACTTAGCAATGCCCTAAGCTCCTCAGAGTCCAACTCGTACTCCTTTCCGTGTTCAAACGCCTTGGCGATTGCAGAGAGGTAGTCAATTCTTTGAATTGCGCGGCGATAAACATTAGAACCATCAAAACAGTCCATTGCGTCCAACCTTGCCTGTTCGGAAATGCTTTTTACGCGCTTTGCGATAATGCCGTCTAAAACCTCACCTTTGTATTTTAGCTTCATAAAAAATGGCCCCCAACCATGGTTACGATCCATGCTCGACACAGTTTAACAGACTGCCGGTTGCGCCAGCTTCCTCATTGGGGATAAAATGGTCCTCCGTGTAGGACTCGAACCCACGACATTCACGATGTAAACGTGCTACTCTAACCAACTGAGTTAACGGAGGATAAAATTGCTAAGCATTAGCCGTAATTTATTAAGGGTCCGGGACGGCTCCACCACTGACCCCCCAAGTTTTCCACAAGAGGATTAGA